ATGGAATTAACATCAGAAGAATATGAAGAGCTCAGAGGCCTTTTGGGGACCCCTGATCTGGGCAATGCAGAAATATTAAAAAAAGCATTCCTTAAAGCATGCAAGGTGCATCATCCAGATAAAGGTAAGCATATTAATATATTAATGAGATACTAGAATAAAGGTGAAGGAAATTAAGTAAGTATTTATTTTTTTAGGAGGCAATGAGGAAGCAATGAAAAGACTATTACATCTATACAATAAAGCTAAGACATCTGTTACAAGTACTACAAGCCAGGTACAATTTAACCCTATAATGGGGGGGGACTTAGTTAATAATATAGAAAACTTACCTAATATTATTTTGAAGGTTCCAGAATATGGCACCTCCCAGTGGGAACAGTGGTGGGCAGACTTCAATGAAGATTTTGATTCTCAAGACCTACATTGTGATGAGGAATTAGAGCCATCAGACACTGAGGGGGAAGACATTCCAGCGGGAAGTCAAGCCCCGGGAAGCCAGGCCACCCCGCCCAAAAAACCGCGAACAGCACCTGATTTTCCTGAGGTCTTAAAAGAATATGTAAGCAATGCCCTCTTTACTAATAGAACATATAATTGTTTTATCATTTTCACCACTGCTGAAAAAGGAAAAGAGCTGTATCCATGCATCCAGGCAGCATATAAATGTACCTTTATAGCATTGTATATGTATAATGGTGATTCTGTACTGTACATTATCACTGTGGGAAAACATAGAGTAAATGCAATGGAAAATCTTTGTAGTAAGAAATGTACTGTTAGTTTTCTACAGGCTAAAGGAGTCCTTAAACCTCAAGAGGCCTATAATGTTTGTTGTACATTTGACCTTGTGTCCCAAAACATCCAGGGCGGCTTACCCAGTAGCTTTTTTAACCCTGTTCAGGAAGAAGAGAAATCAGTAAATTGGAAATTAATTTCTGAATTTGCCTGCAGTATCAAGTGCACTGATCCCCTTCTGCTTATGGCTTTATATTTGGAATTTACCTCAGCACCTGAGGCATGCAAAGTGTGTGATAATCCCAGACGGCAGGAGCATAGAAGACACCATAATAAAGACCACACTGTAAATGCCCTTTTATTTCAAGATAGTAAAACACAGAAAACCATATGTAACCAGGCCTGTGATACTGTTCTAGCTAAAAGAAGGCTTGATATGAAAACTTTAACTAGAACTGAGCTACTAGTACAAAGATGGCAGGGCCTATTTCAGGAAATGGATGATATTTTTGGTGCTAGAGGTGAAGAACATCTAGCCCACAGAATGGCTGCAGTCATGTGGCTCAATGCTTTACATCCTAATATGGCGGATATGGTATTTAATTACATCAAAATGGTGGTTGAAAATAAGCCTAAACAAAGATACTTGTTACTTAAAGGCCCAGTTAACTGTGGAAAAACAACCGTGGCAGCAGGCCTTGTAAGCCTCTGTGGTGGGGCCTACCTTAATATAAATTGCCCTCCAGAAAGATTGGCATTTGAGTTGGGCATGGCTATTGATCAATTTACTGTGGTATTTGAGGATGTCAAAGGCAAAAAGGCCAAAAAGGAAAGCCTGCAAACTGGAATAGGATTTGAGAATTTAGACAATCTGAGAGATCATTTAGATGGGGCTGTGCCAGTGAATCTAGAAAGAAAACATCAAAATAAAGTCACCCAAATATTCCCTCCTGGCATTGTTACATGTAATGAATATGACCTTCCATTAACTGTAAAAATAAGAATGTATCAAAAAGTGGAATTACTGCATAATTATATGCTTTATAAAAGTCTCAAAAATACTGAAGAGGTTGGTAAAAAAAGATATTTACAAAGTGGAATTACGTGGCTTCTATTACTAATTTACTTCAGATCAGTGGATGATTTCAATGAAGCATTGCAAAATTCTGTTGTGACTTGGAAAGAAAGAATTGAAAAAGAGGTGGGGGACAACTGGTTACTCACCATGAAAGAAAACATTGAACAAGGAATGAATATTCTGAAAAAATGATTTATTACTCTGTATACAATTACATAATAATAAAAAAGGTTACTTGGGGATACATGTTTCTTCTTGTCCAAATTTATTTACATATCTCACCATGTCTGGATCCCCCGGGAGACCCTCCACACCCTGATAAATTCTAACCTCCTCAACCTGTTTCTCCATTTCTTGACTTTGTACAGGGGGAAGGGAGTTGGTAAACAAGGATGTAAGTATGCTTGCAATAGGATATGGGTTCTTTACAAGTCTCTTTCTCAGGGTAACTGAAATATACCTGGGTAGGCCTCTGAATTGTTGCTGGTCATTTGGCTGGGTTAGGAAGCCACATATATCTGCTGCTGTTATGTACAATTTATCAGCCTTACAAAGGGGTCCTACCCCATTCTCATCCAGCAGTATAGTAGTCACAGTATTAGTGAACTGCAGCACTGGAGGGGTACTCACGCCACCTGTATAGGTACCAAAATATCTGGTATTTTCATTTTTGCTAGGATCAGGACACCAGCATTCTATGGGATAAACTCCATCTTTATCCAGTATTCCTTTCAGTGAAGGATCTAACACCTGGGACTTATTGGTAATTTTATTCTTTTCAGGTATCACTGTTTCAGTGGGATGATATGGAGCTTTGAAATCTTCACAAATAAATTGGATTTCTAAGGGCTCCCCACCAACAGCAAAGAAATGATAATTAATGCCTTCTATAGGCATTGCTGATCCCTGTCCAGCAGAGGGCGAATATCTCTTCTTATACCCATGACACGTGGTTAATGTATTAACACCAACTACCTCAGTTTTACAGCTGACTGCTTCCCACATGAGCAATACATCATCTGTTAGTTTTTCATTAAGTAAGGGTAACTGAACAACCCCCAAGCTATATCTAGGAAGTTCAGCACTAATTAGATCTTCATCTGTTCTTGAGGTTGCTCCCCTTTGGTTATCACTGAATCCATAATATTCAGACTCAGTGCTCTGTCCCATTCTTGGGTTGAGGAACAGTTCAATTGTGGTTGTGCTGTCTGGTCCTGTACGGAGACCTAGCACTTCTATTCCCCCTTTTATTATTAGCTTTGGAACCGGACTTGGCTGTCCTTTTAATCCTTTTTTGGGGGGGTTCATATTCTTCCTGCTCATTCTCTTCCTCCTCTACTTCAGCTTCCCAGGCAGGGGTAAGATCTCCGTAGAGGCCTAGAAGAAGAGGTAGCAGCCAATCAGGAGCAACTCTCTGTTCTGCACCTCCAGGAGCTGAATATTTTTCCACATATTCTGCTGACACTGGATGCTGTGCCCCCTCTTCTCCTTTTTCAAACACACGTCTATCTGGTTCTTTCAGCCCCAGACGTCTAGCTAATTCCCTGGCTTGCGGGGGATTTAGACTAGGTAGTTGCCTATAATATTGATGCAAACTATCATAGAGATTCGTACCTAAATGTGATACAGTCCACCTGGCATTCTCTAAAAAGTTAGCAATTGTATGATGTATACCCTGAGCAGTTCTTTGGGCAAGATCTGTAGTATGGAAGGCTATCTGATGTCTTGCCTCTCTGTAGAGGTGATCCCATATTGCCCTGCCAATTAGATTATAAAGATGTGAGGCCCAGCGGAATGGGTCTATAGTATAAATAAATCTGGATATAGTGTCTGCTCCTGGAAAAAATATATCTAGATCTCCAACATAAGGAATGAGAGCCATCTCTGGATTAAGATTAGCACTTGGAGTACTATGTTTCCAGGTGTTAGGATAAAGAGCAGATGATGTGGCAGTTAGAGTAATAAGAGACCCAAGTATGGCTCCCTCTGTAGCAGCAGTCCCAATAACAGCAGTAGGAAGAAGAGCTGAGATGCCTTGTAGTGCCTCAAAAGCTTCACTAGAAACCTCTGTAGCTGCTAATGCCTCTGCTACAGTCAATTCTCCAACTTCAACAAGATTGGCAATATGGGCTTGAAGTAGTTCGGCAGTAGTGAAGGCCTCTCCAGTGAGGATAGCTTCTGCTGAAAGCCCTGTCGCAGTAGCTAATTCAAACACTTCAGCTAGGATTGTGAGAAGGGCTCCCATGATGTCCCATGCCTAGAAAATAAACCCATTAGTGGCCTACCTTTAGTATAGTTCAGTTGTTTGATTCCAGAGAACTGGTAAAGATGGCGTCGCTTTCCCGCGCTGCTTTCAAACAGACTGCCAAACAATTGGCAAAGTGTGCCGCGAGCAGCTCGGGAAACCCATATTTATCTATGTCGTCATCTCCTGCCTCAAGCATCTTAAGAAAGTCAATACATTTCACAATCTCTAACCTTGCTATACCAGTTCCTGGATTATCTGAAGGACCATCTGCATAGTCCCCAGAGTCTAGAACATCCAACAACACTTTTAATAAATCTATGATAATTCTACACATCATTAGTTTATTATTTTTTAAGCTTTTTCTAAGACATAGCCACACCCATTGTAAGGCCATATTTTCTATTGTTAGTTGTCCTTGTGGGACCTTCTGCGGATGGGCCTGGTTTCCCTCTGGATTCCCTTGGGCGGATTCCCTTGGGCGGAGACTGGGCGGAGACTGGGCGGAGAGATGGGAGGGATGGGCGGAGCAAACCCTCCAATTTTTTTTCTATATAGCTGAGGCCGGAGGCTTAAGCCTCCAGTCTATTCTATAAAAGTAGTGGAGAGGCCTCCGAGGCGCGCCCTAAAAGAGGAAAA